CTGGTGTCAGCAATGGCTGCCGTGGGCGGGAGTGAGTATCGACCGCCAGCCAACACCGTCACGCCAGTGATCTGCCCGGCGGAGTTGATGGCGCAGGTCGCTGCCGCACCGCCACCCAGGTAGTCCTGCGGATGAGGGTAGAACGTGATGACGGGCGGAGACATATACCCCGTGCCAGAGTTTGCCACCGACACAGAGTGAACGGAATACTCCAGGACAGGCACAGCCGACGCCTGCGTGGTCGCGCCTCCTCCGGTAAGCGAAACCGTCACTCCGGTGGCCGTGGCACCTGTCCCTCCCGCCAGCACATCGGCACCCACCACCACCTTGTCATCCGTGTCCACGCCAACAACAACATTGGCGCCCGTCAGGCCCTGGGTGTTGTGAAACGTGACCGTTGGTGCCCCGGTGTAGCCAGCTCCGACAGAGAGGAACTCCAGGCCCACAAGGCTCCCTTGGACGTTGCAGGTAAACGCAGCGCTACTGCCCTGCCCGCCGACAAAAGACACCTGCGGGGCGGCCGTGTATCCAGTACCGCGGTCGGTTAGCCGCACGCCGCTGACCCTGCCGTTGGCGACCGTCACCACTGCCGCCGCTGACGTTGTCGCACCGCCGCCAGTAAACGCGGCTCCCGGGACGCTCGCGTAGCCATTGCCGCGGTCGATGACCTGCACTTCGGCAACGTAATACTTCTGCCCCGAGGTCGATCCGACAGGGGCGGCAAAGCTCGCCGGCTTAGAGATGCCCAACGGTTCCAGGTATGGCGTCTCGCCGTCCCAGCGGAACCCACGGCCGTGGCCGTCCACGCCGTACATGTCATGCCGGCCTTTGAAGAACGTCACGGGCCGGGTGCCGGCGAACGAAAGGACGCTAGCGGTGGCTGCTGCGGCGCCGGCTGAAAACGAAACGGTCGGGGCCGAGGTGTATCCCGTTCCGGCGTTGGTGATGATCACGCCCTGGACCATGGTGCCGGCCATCTGGGCGACCGCCGCGGCGCCAGTCCCGCCGCCACCGGAGATGGTCACGGACGGCGCAGAGCCGTAGCCGCCGCCGCCTGAACCCACCGTCACCTTGACCACCCCAGAGCCAAGCTGCATCAGACAGCCCCCTTGGCAACATAGATCCCGCCTGCGGCGTTCTGGTAGACCAAGTGGCCTGTGGTGCTGTGTTGAAAGTGAAACATCTGCACAACGGCTGTGGTGGAGCCGGTGTGCGTGGCGAACGACACGTTGGTCATGCCGCTGCGGACAACGACAGACCCCGGCACCAGGGCTTGCAGATTGACCTGCGTGGCCGCCGCAGTCGCAGGCACGGAGTAGGGGCTGGCGTTAGTGACCAGTCCCTTCCATGAGTCGATAACGATCATCCCTGGTCTGGCATGAGCGGACTACGCCAGCCCCCATAATGGTAAACCTGTCGGCTGCGACCGCTGAGTGGGGCGAGCTGGTCCTGTTCCATCGCCAACCTGAGATCCCTTTGGTACATCTGGAATGCCTTGTCCACCGCCTGTCCGCGGATGCGGGCCAGCCAGTAGTCGCAGCAGCTATCCAGGGCGGCCTGCATGTGCGGGGCCACATCCATCGGATCGGTGATCAGGTATTTGGTCGAACCCGATACCGTCCCAGAGTCCTCGGTAGTCAGGGCCGTGGATGATCCCACGGTGGCAATGCGGCTCTCCGACACCCACGGCGTCAGCGACTCAATCGGCCCCGGGATGTTGGTGACATCGCCCACTCGCAGGATCGAACCCACCATCGCAGACGAGAAGGCCGTTCCCGTTCCGGTGACGGTGGTGGTGCTGCGGCTGATCGTCCCCTGGCGAAGGGCTGCCTCATGGCCGGAATAGCGAATCGGCCTGGCGGTGCGCCGGTAGGTGAAGTCGATGGTTTCCTTGGCGGTCGGCCAGCCCACCAACTTGATCGACCAGCTCGCACCGTGGGGATCTTTGATCAGGGTCCAGTGGTAGGGCTCGCCTGACGAGTTGCTCACCCGTTCGATCTTCATCGCCTCATCGGGGGTCACATACAGCCCAGACCACCAGTTGAACTCATCGCTGGGCTCGTCCATGTTCTTGAAGTCGGACGGCAGTGGGTAGATGGTGCGGAACAGGGTGAATGGTGACCCGGCCGTCACATCGATTCCAGAGAAGGCCGACTCCAGCGTCACCGCCGTGGCACTGGAATAGGAGGCGAGTGGATACGAACGGTCGCCCGTTCTGATCGTCCAGTGCTTGGCGTTCGCTGCCGTCACGCCGGCCGTGGCAAACGATCCGCCAGTGAGCGTCACGGCCCCGGAGGTCACTCCGATGGTTCCGGTGGTATATGCCGGGTTGGTGACAATGCGCCCGTGAACGGAGTAGTAGCCCCAGTCCCGGATCGTTGTCAGCTCGTTGTACGCCCGATGAATGGCAGAGCGGATGTCACGCTGCTCGGCATCCTGCGGCCCGCCGTAGGAGGAGACGATCAGGGATTCGACTAGGTCGTAGTACGTGCTGTAGCCCACTTACTCCCCCTCCACCGGCAGCAGCGCCACCGCCTCGCTCCAAGGGATCACCTCCACCGCAGGCAGCAAGACCGCCTTGTCGGCCGCCTCCCACACCCCCTGTAGCAAGCCTCCCGGCCCCACCTCTGTCAGCACGTCGCCGCAGAGCATGAGGCGGCCGTCCGTCAGAACGCGAGGCATCGGGACGCAGTTGGTGGTGCCGTGTTCCGCGTGGAGTTCCGCGAGCCTCGCGGCGAGTTTCGGCGTGAAGACCAGCGCCAATTCTTTGGCGTCGGCGTCACTGATCGGGAGCGTGAGGTCGGAGAGGGTCACTAGACGTTCCTCCCCATCGCAGTCTGGAACGCTTGCATGATCGTTCGGTAGTACGGCGGTTGCGGCAAAGAGGCGCGGTAAGTCGCTGCGCTAATTTCTTCTACAGCACCCGCAGCCAGTAGGCCAGGCAGCACACTAGCGACCGCATCGTACTCGCAAAACTCATTTGGAACGGCCAACAGACAACGCCCATCAGTGTCTTTGATTGCTTTGCTGGCCGGCATGTAACAAGTCTCTTGGCCGTTGGACGGGAGCCCCCACGCATTGTCTAGTTCACGCCTCACGCCTTCATAGACGGCGTCAGATGCCGTGCGAAAATATCTCATTCTATTCCCCACTTGCCAATCATGTGCGACGTAAGTGCCGAAAGGTTGTTTGGCGAGAGAATTGAATCGTAAACAACGATCTCCGCTATATGTCCGCCGTGCCAGCGCGTCGCAGTGTTATCTGCCGCCCAGCCTCGCGCCCCAATGAATGCCCGGTGCAATCCGCTGCCGGTTAGCAAAAAATCTCCGGTCGGCAAATTTCCACTCCCGGCCGTAATGTCCTGCGTAAGGTCGGTGCCGTTGATTGAAACGGACAGAGTTCCATCGCTGCCAGACAACTCCCAAACAATTACGAACCTTGCAGATGCGCCAGTAAAAGAAAAATACCGGTCGGCATAATCACCGAGTGTGCTTCCGGCACCGCGCCCAAACGTCAACTGCATGGCAGTTGAGTTTGCGAGCCCGTAGTCAATGGCAAGTCCAGTGATATAGTCGTCTCCATTGTCTCGCTTTAGCGTAAAAAAGTTTCCGTTTCCTGCGGACACATCAGCAACAATGCAAAGGGTAAGGTCGCGCGTGCTGGCAGCGTCAATAGCCACGGCCGTCTCTAGGAAATCATCGGCACCATCAAACAGAATCGCACGCTTTCCGTTCCACAAAGCCGATTTAGCGGCGGGGCGGTTTAGGTTGACTGACTGCGTGGCGTGAACGCCGTTTCCGCTCTTGTCGCCCCAATACCCTACAGGATCGTCATTACCTGCGGCGCCTGTTCCGTCGCTGTTTTGAGCTATGGTCGTGGCGTCGTCAGCATCGAACCAGACAAGCATTCCAGAAATGCTGCTTGGCAAAAAAGACGTATTTGCCTGACCGCTAGCCTTCGGCCGCAGCAGTCTCGGATTCATCGGCATGCGACTACCCCTTGGCCATCACGGTCATGGCGCAGGTTGTCGCACCCACAACCACTGGCACCACATGATTGACGGCGAAGCAGGCGTCCGGAACGGGATGGATGCCGACCGTCAACGCCGTAGACAGGGCCGAGCCATCTGCGTAGATCCGCTGCGGAGTCACGCCAGGATCGACGGTCCCGAACCAGTTGATCTGCGTGGCGCCGTTGGTGTTGGCAATCATCACGCACGCCCCGCCGAACCGGCCGAACGGGAACTGACCCGAGGTGGTCGCGGCCGAACTGTTGGCCGTGATCACGGACCCGGGGCTAAAGTGCCTGGCAATCTCGTTCATACTCCTCGTCCTTTCGCTCGGTATGCATGCTTCTCAATGACCTTGGCCCGCAGCTCGCTCGTCTTGGCCGAGGGGTTCGTTCGCTTCTCTTTGCGGACGGCGTCCTGAATGATCGACTCCGCCAAGACGGTGCGCTGCGGAGGGGCAGGGCCGGGGTCGTAGTTCACGCTGCCTGAGACTGCCATGCGACGGGCCTTGGCCACCTTCAGCACATCGTCGTTGCTGCTGACCCAGGCGGCCGGATCACGCCAGCCACGCTTGTCGGCAATGCCAGCGCAGTAATACTTGCCAGAGGGATTGATCCCGGCCTGCTTGGCCTCACGGATCATGTACTTGGCCTGGCGCTTGGGCAGGCTGTCGAACTGCTCGTTGTTCTGCCGGCCTTCCAGGAAAGCCCTCTCCGTGCCCTTGGTGCCGGGAGGGCATTGGAGGGCGCACATCTCCGCCCAGCGTTCGCCGTAGGGCAGGGCGGCTTCGTAGGTAGCGACAGCCTCTCGGCCGCGGTCAAGAATGGATTTGGGGATCATATAGGACTATTGGGCTGGAGGGGCTTCGGGAGGTGCTTCTGGGCCTGGAGGCGGGCCTGGGGGCGGGGGAGGCGGCGGCGGGACAAGGAACTCCGCAACGTCCATCTGGTTGACCTTGCCCCAGGTGGTGAGCATGGCGTTGAAGATTTCCGGCCTGCCGGACTGCATCAGCCCCTGGGAGACGGGGGCGATGATCTGCATGAAGGTGTTCAGGTTCTCTGTCTTGGTGGCGATGTTCGGCTTGCGTGCCGAGCCGGCCTCCACGCGGTACGAATATTCCCTGACGATGTTGTCGGGGGCTTCGTTCTGAACGTGCATGCCCCAGGCTTGCGCCGCCAAAGGGCCGAGGAGCGGTTCGACATCCTGCGGGTAGATCAGCCAGCGGGCCATGAGGGCCTCTTTGCGGGCGACTTCCGACAGACGGTCCTCCAACGTATTGGCGTAATCGTCGGGCCTGACCGAAATCTGCTCGCTCTTCACGGCAGCTTCTGCTGCACTCCTGAAGGCTGATCTGGTCATACCGTAAATGAGCTCGGTCAACCCGACGCGGCGGTCGAACATCTCCGTAACGGCCTGGATGATGTTGAACATGTCCTGGGTGACACCAGGCATCTGGAAGACCGAGATCACATCGTTCACCGAGCGTCCCACGGCCTCGGAGATTTCTACGATGTTGAAGCCGCCTTCGCTCTTCTCAAGGATCTTCGATTTGATATCTGGGTCCGCGGCCTTCGCCACACCGATGAGCGTCTGGGAGGAAGTGGCGATCCTGGTCGCTAGGAAGGACATCGCCCAGTTGATGAAGCGAAGCTCTCCGATGCCAGGTTTGATCAGACTGATCGGCCAGGAGTATCCGGGCTGGCGGTGCCAATCCAGAAGCGTGAACGGCCAGCCGTTCGGCTCGGCCCAGAACGGGATCGGCCACTGGCATGACATGAACATGGACTGCGGGACACCAGACTCGTCCACCTCTTCCTGCAACATGGCCGGCGGAGCGTTGAGCGGAAAGTCCACGCCTTCGGCCACAACGATGTAGCAGTTGGGGCCAAGAGCATCGAACTTGCCGCGCAAGTCCTTCTCGGCGTCCTTCAGTCGATCCCCAAAGCCGGTCTTGGAGTAAATCTCCCAGTAGCAGATGAGGTCGTTGGTCTT